ATTTATATTCATGTTCCATAATAATGCCTGGTTCATTTTCAGCTATGTATGCACGAAGTTTTCTAGAATCAAGCGCCGGCATTGACTGAATGAAATGGTATATTTTGCTTTTGTCTTTAACTCCATCAACAGAATCAATTACTTCTTCGAGAAAAGTTGTTACACTTTTATCATTTTTTACTTTTTGTTTTTTTGAAAATTCTATTTTTGCTTCTCTGTTTTTTTCTCTTGCATATGTCATAAATGAAAAAGTGATTTTCTTTTTTGAAACAGGTAGTATATATTCAAATTCATTCTTTCCTTCTTCTATTGGATTAATACTCAATCTATTAATTGCTAAATTACCTAGGTCAATATTAATTTTTTCAGAATGTCCACAATTGCTACATTTAGTAACAACAGGATAATCTGTACCGTATCCTGTTATTCTAATAGACATCATTAATGCGTTTCTATCGCCAGTTGTTAGCTCACTTACGTCAATTGTTTTATCAATTAAACATGACTTAATTAGCATTAAAATTGTAGTACCGTCTTTTGCATATGCCGGTGACATTAAAATATCTTCTTCTCTGGCAGTCATTGCTTTGATTTGTAATGTTTCTTTTTTGTAAAGCTTGCTGTCTGGACTATATAATATTCCTCGTGAAGGTAAAGGAACAGTTTCGACTGGAATTTCCCAGTTAAAATTTTCTTTTGTAACGTTTTCTTTTAATACGTGATCTTCAGGATTTAAAGACATCTATATCTCCATATTTATTTTTATATAAATATTTTACATAGAAATCTTTAAATATAAATTTTTTTATTTAAATGATTAGAATTGAAGGACGCAATTATCCATTGCCAACGAAAGAGAAACATTAAGTAATCCTTCACCGTCGTAACTTAAACTACCAAAATCGGCGCTTTTAATAAATGCACCTTTAATATCCCATAATTCAATCACAGTTCCGACCGGGTCTAAAAGCTTTAACTGAATATCACGTTTATAAAAATCTGCATATCCTGCTCTACCAGAAACTGACTCATAATGTGTTCTAATCCACTCCATTACTTGTTGTGCTCCTGACGGCGCAATTGGATCGTGAAGAGTCAAGCTAAAATCACCCATATCTAATTTACCAGCAATATTTCTATAGCTGTTAATATATTGTATTTTAGAGGGAGAGATAGAAAAACTAGGTCTTTTTGTTGTTTTTACTAAAAATGAATCAATACCTTCAACAGCTAATATCCATCGATATTCTCTTTTTGGTTCAAATTTGTTTGGTAGCATATCAGCTACTTTTAATGTTTCTGCCATTTTTTTATTCTCCTGTTATTAAATTTGGTTACCGGCATTTGATACGACGAAGTCTAATGCAACAAACTCAACTGTCCTAGTAGGCTGTAGGAATATTTTACCCCTGATTGTATTGTTTTCTATGTCAGCTTGCGTTGTTGTAGAAGAATCAATAACTACTTTATATCTATCAACACCGCCTTTATTTTGAATGTTTTGTAAAATAGGGTTAACAATTGAAGTAAACTTTTCTAAAGTAGATTCTCTGTTAGGTTCAAAAAGAAGTGTATTTGCAACGTCCCTAACTGATCTTCTAACTGATATTAAAAGCCTTCTAATGTTTATTCTGTCTAATGCGCTATTGCTTTGTAATAATGTTTTTTGTCCCCAAATAATATTTTGTGTACCTGGGAAACTTGTGATTGGGTTAATCTTAGCATCATAAAGATTATCTAAATTACTTCTATTTAACTTAACATTTGTAGTTTCAACAGAAGAAAGAGCACCTCTAATATTTCCAGCAGGTGCAAACCAAGGATATCCTATAGCGTCATTTTTACTAATAGCTCCTAAAACTGCAACTGAGGGAGGAACACTTACTATTTGATCGTTTGCATCATTTATAATTGAAACATCTGGAAAATAAGCGGCAGCAAAAGATGAATCAACTAGCCTATTTTTAAAACTCTTAATGGTGTTATTAACACTAGGATTTTGAACTGAAGAAGTAATCACAGAATTAACTTGATCTCTTTCTTCAATGTCCATAAGATAGAGACAATCAAATCTATTTTCCATTGCATTAATAGCATAATCAGATATAATAGAATTTCTGATTCCAGGAACAGCTAAAAGTTGAATATCAACATCAGCCTTAGAGCTCATAATATCAATTGCTTTTCTATAAGCCGATATTGTAGATCCTGCTAAACCACCTTGTGTTGCCTTATAGTCAATTTCATATTTTGCTGAATTGTTTGTTAAATCTCTTTTTTCTAAGTTAAAAATATTAACACCATCTGACCCACCTTGAGAAAAGAAATTAAATTTAATATATCTTCTATTAGCAATATTGTCTAAATCATCAACTTTTAATTTTCTTGTTTTATTGGTATCATTTGCAGAAATTACTCCATTTCTTACATAAGAAGCAGACACCCAATTTTCCGGATCTGCTAAGACATAAGAAGCATCTGCGCTACTACCAGTTCTGACTAGTATATGTTCAAGAGAAAACAAATTATTGTTAAATCTATCACAATCTAAAATAGTACCTCCAGACAAATCAGCTTTTCCTTCATTATCAATAACAAACATTGCTGTCGTATCTGTTCTGTGATCTGGATAGTGAACTTGAAAGTTTTGTGTGACAGGAGTTAAATTAGATAAAGCGTCATTTGTACTAATCTTATTAGGTTCTGTGGCAGATACTTTCATTGTACCTTGAGATCCCCAATAAAGCCTATTATCTACTCTTTTGTTCGAGCTTAACCCTACATTTAAGTTATCGCGATAAGGAACAGGAGGCTCAACAACTCTTTTGAGTAAATCTGATGATACATACAAGCTATCACTTTCTCCAGATAAAAGACTACCAGAGGTTACTAAATGCCCCGGACCTCTAAACCCAAAAGGTAATGCAGCACTATCAATATCTTTATTTGATACACCTGAAGCAATTTCAACTCTTACATATTTTGATCTAACTGGGTGACTTCCTTCAACTACTATTTTTTGTGTATTTGTATTGACATCAAAGTCAAATTTTAAATTTTGATCCCCAATTATTCTTCCAATATAATTGTCAGATCCAGGATCTAGGTTTACACCTCTAAAAGATTCTAAAACGACTTTATCTTCATCGTTGTCAAATGCAGATCTTATAATAACATCAAAAGAACCATAAGGACTAACAACTGATTTTGACCTGACAATGTTTTCAATTGAAAATTTAAAACGATTGGCTGTGTTTTTTCCAGCACTTAAGTGAACAAACCTAAAAAGATTTTTTGGTTTTCCACCTAATTTTTGTGATACAACATATGGGGTTTTAGCATATGAAAACCTATCTTGAAAATCTTCGTAGTCTGGAGTACTACCATCTGTTGATGCGCCTCTACCTAAAGAAGAAGACAATAAAAATACAATATCTTCTTTGTCGTCTGATGCTCCTACACCTTTTGATTGATGTCCTGGAGTAACTGCAGCGGATCCTGTTACTTTTGCAATGTTACCGTGGATTGGATAATGATTATAAAGTAGATGGCCTTTTTCTTCAATTTTTAAAGGATCTGTATTTAATACTCTTGATAGATAATTAGAGGCCAGCGGGTCAAAAGAAGCTGTAATATGTGTTAAATTAGAAGCACTTCCTTTAAGTCCGTTCATCAATAGAACAAATTCTTGCTTACCGCTAGCAATATCTAACGAACCTGTTAATGATCCTTTTTGACCCATAATGACACCGTCAGCAGAAGCAGCCTTATCAGTATCACCTCGTTTTGCTGCATTATTTGCACCATTGTTTCCACTCAAGTGAAGAATAACACCACTTGGTGCAAGCAAAACTCCACGAAGAATAGGTGCTGATCCTCCTGCACCACCTGAAAAATTCGACCCAGTCAAATTATCTTCTCCAGCAACTACATCTGAGTATGCAGTATTTCCTATTGCACCAAAATAATTTTGATTTAAAGTTAAAACATTGTCTGATAGATCAGCGGAAATTGCTAAATTTGCTTCTATTGCTGTTTTTAAATTTGTTGCTAAAGTTACACCAGTATCAGCAGCGACTGCGATTGCTGATTCTACAGCAATATTACCAACAGTTGCAGTACCACCATTATCTATAAATTCAAA